ATGCCATACGGCAGGGTGCCGCAGGGACATCCCGTGATCGTAGACTATTTCTATCATGAGGAGATTAGAGGTTCAGAGAACACAGGAAAACGTAATAAATAAGGCAAAATGCTCCCGGTCACCGGCGTAAAAACCGATGATCGGGAGCTTGCTTTATGTCTGGCTCAGCCCTCGAAGGTGGAGCCATTTTTGAAGGTGAAGTTCAGGCGGCCATCCGCGTAGGCCGTGGCGTAGTCCAGCAGGCCGCACCAGAGCTTTTCGCTGAAGGCGGTGACCTCGCCGTCCTGCTGTTTCAGGATTCGGAGGAAGTCTTCCATCGTACCGCGCCTGTCCCGGATGTCGCTGATCTGCTGCGCGACTGCGTCCTTCTTGGCCTCGGCCGCCTTGAACTTCTGGCTGAGTGCATCGAAGCGCTGGTTGTACTCTGTCTGGTCCTGAGCGACCGCAGCGTTCTGCCGGATCATCTGTTGGATCATGCCGTTGAGCACTTCCATCTCTGAAAGGAGCTCCTGCTGTTGAGCCTCCAGCTCAGTGGTGTCGAGGGCCTTCGCCATGCCTATCTCGTAGGCGGCAATGGCGGCATCCCGTCCGGCCAGCAGCTGGTTGACCGCCACCGTGAAGCGTTCCTTCACCGATGCCTCGTCGAGGTAAGGCGTGGTGCAGCGGACCTCGTTTTTGTACTTCTGGTTGCATTGCCAGACGGTCCGCTTGCACTTTTCCGGCGAATGCCAGACCTTTGAGCCGTACCATCCGCCGCAGTCGCCGCACTTGATCCTACCGGAGAGCAGGTGGACACCGCTGTGGCGATTCTTGCCCTTGGTCCGTCTGGCAAGCTCCCGTTGGACCATCTCAAAGGTCTCCGGGTCGATGATGGCCTCGTGGTTATTCTCCACGTAGTACTGCGGGACCTCTCCCTGATTGGTTTTCATCTTCTTGGTCAGGAAGTCCTCGCAGAAGGTTTTCTGCAGCAGGGCGTCTCCCTTGTACTTCTCGTTCGACAGGATGCTCTTGATGGTAGTCTGGCCCCATTGGTGCTTGCCTGCCGGTGTCGGGACGCCTTCATCGGTCAGCGTCTTGGCGATGCCGTGAGGCGTCATCCCTTTGAGGAACATACCGTAGATGCGCTTGACCACTTCGGCCTGCTCCGGATTGATCACCAGATTCCCATCCTCGCCTCGGTCGTAGCCGAGGAACCGTTTGAAGGGAACCGTGACCTTGCCGTCTGCAAAGCGCTTTCTCTGGCCCCATGTGCAGTTCTCGGAAATGGACCGGCTTTCCTCCTGCGCGAGGCTTGACATGATGGTCAGCAGGACCTCGCCCTTGCCGTCGAAGGTCCAGATATTTTCTTTTTCAAAATAGACCTCAATGCCGTTTTCCTTTAGCTGCCGGATGGTGGTCAGGGAGTCAACCGTGTTCCGTGCAAAGCGGCTGACGGACTTGGTGACGATCAGGTCGATCTTACCGTCCAGCGCATCCGCGATCATGCGTTTGAAGCCCTCGCGATGCTTGGTGCTGGTGCCCGTGATGCCCTCGTCGGTGTACACTGACACAAACTCCCAGTCATCCCGGCCTTTGATGTAATTGGTGTAGTAGTCGATCTGCGCTTCGTAGCTCGTGAACTGATCATCGTGATCAGTGGAGACGCGAGCATACCCGGCGACCTTCCGTTTCTTCTGCGCGGAGAGCGGAGTGGCCGTAAACCGCGTTAGGGTTGCTGGGATTGTTTGGACTTTCCTTTGCTGTTCCAATACCGCTCCCTCCTTACTTGTTTCATGTGTTCGCTCATGGCCTTCCTGCGCTCCGGCGTGTAAGAACCTTTGATGGATTCCTTGAATTTGGCCCTCTGTTCCTCAGTCCAAGGCTTACCCTTGCGCTTGGTGCTGTACTCGGCTTCCTCAGTGTGGCCGTCCGTAAAAGTGAATTCCAGTAGGCCGCTTTTCACCATCGTGATGTGGTCTACTTGATCCCGGAAGACATCACCGTCAAATTCGGGAAGGCACATCAAGCCAGCGGCAATCTCCATGAGGTCTGGTTCCCGGATGCCCTTGATGCCGCAGTTGGTGGCACCGCTGCCGGAGCATCGCCAGTAGGCAATCTTGCCGTCCGAGGAGCCTTGGACCTGTCGCCTGCAGGAGCCACCGCAGCATCCGCATTTGATTCGGGTAGTGAAGGGAGAGAACCTGCCTTCGCCCTTGGCCATGTAGTTGCGGACCCATTCCCGCTGGCGGTCTTTATGTTCGTCTGTCCAGCAATCCTTCTTTGCAGTGGACTCCCATTCCTTGGTGACTTCGGTGCCGTCATAGAAGTGAAAGACCAGAATGCCACCGTCCGGGACGTCAATCCGTTCGATGCGCTCGGCAAAGACCTCATCGTCAAATTCCGCAAGCCCCAGTACCTCAGCGCAGCAGGCTTTCAGAATCTTGTCCGGGATTTCCTTAGCCACGCAAGGATCGCCTTTTTGCTTCTGTTTCCGGGAGCCGCAGACCCAAGTAGTGTACATGCCGTCCTCGTCGGTGTAGGTGGTGGTGAACTTGGCTCTGTTCTTCCGGGTGTTGTGCATGAAGCTCTTTCCGCAGAAGCCACATTTGATCTTCCCGGTAAAGCAGGTGATGTTCAGACTCTTGTTGGCAAGGGCTCCGAGCTCCCGGCGTCTGGCCATCTCATCCTGAACGTACTGGAAGGTCTCCATGTCGATGATGGGCTCATGGGTGTTTTCCACGAAATACTGCGGGAGCTGGCCTTTGTTCTTCCGGCGTTTCTTGGTGACCGGGTCCTCGATGAATTCCTTCTGCAGGAGCAGGTTCCCGGTGTAAGTGATGTTCGACAGGACGCTCTTAATGTTGGAATCCACCCAGCGGCATCCGTCCCGGGTCGTGATGCCCTCGGCGGCAAGCTCGCGCTCCGTTTCCAGACGGGATTTCCCATCAAGGAAGTTCTGGTAGATGCGCTTCACGATAGCCGCCTCCTCCGGCACCGGGACCAGGTCATCACCTTCCCAGCGGTAGCCGTACACCCGGAAGTGCCCGTTCGGGATTCCTTTTTCAAAACGCTTCTGGATGGCCCAGCGTGCATTCTCTGAGATGTTGCGGCTTTCCTCCTGCGCAAAAGAAGCGAGAAGGGACAGCATCAGCTCGCCGTCGTCGGACAGGGAGTTAATGTGCTCCTTCTCGAACTGTATCTCGATACCCAGCTCCTTCAGGTGCCGGACGGTCTCCAGCAGGTCCACGGTGTTTCTGGCGAAGCGGCTGATAGACTTGGTGAGGACAATGTCGATCTTCCCGGCCTCGCAGTCGGCCAGCATACGCTGGAACTCTGTGCGCTTTTCCGTGCTGGTACCGGAGATAAAGTTGTCTGCATACACACCGGCGAATTCCCACTCTGGATTGCTCTGGATGAGCACGTTGTAATAACTGACCTGCGTGGAGAGCGAATGCATCATCCGGTCAGATTCCATTGACACACGAGCGTAGGCGGCGACCTTCTTCCGAGTGGGCAGGACCGGCCTTGTGATCTCGATTTTCTTTACTGTTTTCAAGGCTTTTTCGCCTCCTTTCCCGTACCATATATCACTCTAAAAGGGACACATAGCAAGTTAATTCTGGCCTGTGTCCGCGATTAGTTTGCCTGTCTGTGGGGAGAATTTTTCGACCAGGAAGGCGTCGATTTTGTCAAATTCATCGGGTGTCAGCAGGCCCTTTTTCAGGAAGCCCTCCGCGATCTCACGTGCCGCCAGATAGTTTTTATCTGCTTCAAACTGCTCCGGTGTCATCGTGAATCACCTCCCTTGAAGCGGCTGGTGATATAGCACTCATGGGAGCAGTACTTCCGGCCACGGTTCCCGTAAGCGGTGAAAGGTTTCCCGCAGCATGCACAGGTGAAGCTGTACACGGCCTTCCGGTTGACCTTCTCCGGATGGGCATTCCACCATGCCTGCCTGCATCCGGGAGAGCAGAACTTGATCCGCTTGATGCCGTCGCGTTGGGTGATAGGCTTTCCACAGCCGAGACAGGCGGACAGACCATCAGGAGAGCTATCAGCGTTGGCGCGTTTGCCGGATAGACCGTTCCTCTGGCAGTAACCCTTCCGCTTGTAGTTTCAGTTCCTGCATATATATTTGATGGAATTGAAAATAAAGTCGTTGATAAAAATCATCTTGGAGATAGGCGGGCGGAAGTTTTATCAGCTTACAACATGGGAGTAAGTCTCGTGGAAGTCTTATTTCTCTTTGCATCAGCCTACGTTTCAGGGCTTGGAATATCTGCATGCTTTACAGTGGTTGGAGTGTTAATGATACTTCTTGCGGGAGCGTATGTAGTTTTAAAATAATCAACTGAAAGATTAATTGTATTTTCCACTTCAATAAGCCGCCACAGGGCGGCTGTATCTGATATATGTGATTATCCGGCAGCTTGAAATTCATCTTCCAAGCTGCCATTTTTATCCGGCTTATAGTAAGCGTCTTGGCTCCTTGATGACCATAACATCTCCTCACCTCAACCCCAATTAGTTTATTTCCAGCATCCCTCGTTAGGA